ATCCCGATAGATCTGTTTGAACCGGCCCCGATCCTCAGGTGCTTGTGCTGATTGACCAGGCAACTGGTACCTACTCAGGGTGGTTTCAAATTCAGTGAACTGCTTGAACCCATTGATGTCCTTGTGCTCGGGCTTGAGCAGGTTCTTTTGTTTCAGCTGAACAAATTTTTCCAGTGCATCAGCACCACGAGAAATCAGATCTTCCAGCTTGGCACCACGCAGCCACCAGGTGGCCAGCCGGGGCACATAGATCTTCTGTGTGGTAGGATCAGCTGATTCCAGCTGTTCCAGTGAGAACCCCGGGTCCTGCTTGAGTCTGGTCTGGTACGCCGGCAGGGATTCAATGCGTTGTTGTTCACGGCTTCTGTCGTATTCCAGTAGAAATTGTTGTGCTCGCATGTGATTATTTAGCGTCTTTGAGTTCTCGAAACAGGGCCCGCACTTTGGGAGTGGGATTCTGGATCCACTGGATGGCCCAGCTATTCCGCTGAACCGCAGCCAGTTGCACAGCTTCTGAGGGATTGGTGATCCACCGGATGGCCCTGTAGTCCTTCTGAACCGCCGCCAGTTGCACCTGTTCTGAGGGGTTTGAGATAAACTGGATGGTCAGGCCATCCCGCCGCACCGCAGCCAGTTGCACAGCTTCTGAGGGATTGGTGATATGCATAATGGCCCCACCAAACTGCTTTACCGCAGCCAACTGGACAGCTACCGAGGGATTGGTGATATACTCAATGGCCCAGCCGGACCGCCGAACCGCAGCCAATTGCATTGCCTCTGTGGGGTTCCGGATCCACTGGAGGGCTTCACCATTCTGCCGTATCGCAGCCAATTGCACGGCCTCTGTGGGGTTCCGGATCCACTGGAGGGCTTCACCATTCTGCTGAACCGCAGCCAGTTGTATATCATCACTGGGATTATCAACAAATTTTATGGCTCCTCCGAACTGCTGCACCGCTGCCAGTTGTACTGCTTTACTGGGATTGGCAAGGTGCTGCAGAGCTCGGCCGTCAGATTTCACAGCAATCAGCTGCAACTCTTCGCTGGGATTGGGAATGTGTTGAATCACATGACCATTACTTTGTACTGCAAACTTCTTTAGTTCTTCACTGGGATTTTTGATCCATTTGATTGCTTCAGGGTCGGTGCGAACAGCAAGTTTTTGCAATTTCTCTGATGGATTTTTGATATATTTGATTACCTCTACTGTAACTGCGTTACCGACTAACTTATCAATTAGCTTTGGATCTTTTATGAAATGAATCAGCTGAGGATACTTGGCAAAATAGTGAACCCGTTCATTTGGCCCCAATGACGTCACAATTTTAGCCTTCTGCTGATAGTCCAATTGGCCAAAATTTTTCTTGAACTCTTGTCTAAATGCCACATCTTCTTTGTTTTTATTCTGTATGGTCTTGACCCACTGATAAGATCCCACAGAATCTAGTATCAGACCTTGTGTGGGCTCACTGGGATGAACAATTTTACTTCCCCGATCAATCACCAGTTTGTACCCCAATTGTCTCAACAGCCAATTCCAGATTGTGTGTGATGCTTTATGGTATTTCTTTTCCAATAAGTCACTGAGTTTCCAGGTCACATACCATAATTGACCGCCGGGTTTTTTCACTCCGGCGTTTCTGGCTGATTCCTGATGTAATCGTTCAATAACCTGTTGATCTCTGGGAGATAGACCAGATAACAGATTCAGGCTCTGAATTTTTTTCACGTCACGTTCATAATCAGCTGCGGTTATTTCTCCCACATACAAAATTTGATCAGTGGTGAATTTCAAAATCTGTATGTAAGGAGCATTGTGCTGAAACGGCAATCTTCCTCTGACCACTTTTTTCAAGTAATATTCAGCTGGATAAAAATAGATCCCTATGGGAGTGTCGTAATCAGAGCTGGGATTCACACCCACTTTGGGTATCTCAGTCATAGTAACTGCATACCGGGCCAGTTCATTGGATGGCACAGATTTCAGAAATTGCACAGCCGCAGCGTGGCCCACTTCGGCAAATTTGTCCGGTACCGATGCCTGTTCTCGATCAGCTCGTCTGAGTTCGTCAATTTGCTGAGAATTTGGTGAATTTAGTTCTGTTATCTTCATAATCTCTATTGTGTATTTAGTGAATATCTGCTAAAATTACTGTAAGAAATGAACTTTAGACAATTAGCCAACACTATTCGAGCTCAGCAAGCAGAATACAATTCAGTCACAACACGGCTCTATACAGAACTAGAAACCACCAAACAACAGTGCAAACACAATCAGACTGTGATTGTGTGCAGTGAAAACACTGGCAGCTATAGCTGGGATTACGACGACGCTTATCCCGAATATCGTCAGTGCTTGATTTGCGGCTTTATGGAAAGCGGCGGCCGAAAAGAAGGATTCAAAACTTTACTAAATCCAGTTAAACGACTAGAATTGGGTTATCCTCATTCTACCAAAACTCAATACCGTGACTCGCCGCTGAACCAATGTCTAACAACACCCCTCAAAGATCTACTCAAGTGGGTAGAAAAGAACGGATACAACCTATGAAACCTATTACCAATTTATGGTTAGATGATGCACCCTAAACCCAGTATCCAGGCCCCGTGAACAGTAAATATTGTTATGAAAACAAAAAAGCATTATAGGACCATAGTTCTAAGCGACATGCACCTGGGTGCAAAAAGCTGTCAATACAAACAAATTGAGAGTTTTCTGGATGCACACGATTGTGATTATCTGTATCTCAATGGTGATATTATAGATGGTTGGGCTCTGCGACGGCGGTGGCGTTGGTACCCCGAATATAACAATATTATCAAAAAAATTCTGAAAAAAAGTGGCCGCGGCACACATGTGGTTTATATCCTGGGCAATCACGATGATTTTCTCCGGGCTTGGTTGGGGGACAATCTGAAATTCGGCAATATCAGCCTCCTCAATGAGGTTGTGCATCAGTCAGCCACTGGAGAAAGTTATTTGATCACACACGGTGATTTGTTTGATGGAGTATCCAGATTAGCCCCCTGGCTCAGTTGGGCAGGAGCAGCAGGATATGAGTTACTGATCAATTTCAACTCTGTTTATAATCGAATCAGAAAATTTTTGGGTTTTGGATACTGGAGTTTCAGCGGTTGGATTAAAAAAAATGTCAAAAAAGCAGTGGATCATGTTTTTAGGTTTGAACACAATCTGACTTTTTATGCTCGATCTCGTGGATATTTTGGAGTGATATGCGGGCACATCCACACTGCCGAAATCAAAATGATCAATAATATAAGTTACCTGAACAGTGGTGATTGGCAAGAAAGTTGTACAGCACTAGCGGAGGATGATCAGGGAAATTGGAATATCATATTCTGGAACAGCTGATATAGGAAATTTATGAAACCCATTACAAACCTGTGGTTGGATGATGAACGACCTTGTCCATTTATTGGATGGAAAACCGCGAAGAACTTTGATGAAGCAGTGTATTATATGCAAAATTTCACAGTTAGAAATTCGCAATTGGATCACGACCTGGCTCCGGAACATTATGTTCCTGGTGGTTACGATAAACCCGAAGTCTACAATAATTTCACCGAAAAGACCGGATATGACTTTGTGAAATGGATGGAAACCAATGACGTTTGGCCGCAGTATCCGCCCATAGTTCACAGTCTGAATCCAGTGGGCGCACGACGCATGGCTCAGATTTTGGTTCGCCATTATGGCGGATATGCCAGCAGTTTGTTACGGCCCTATCGCAAGCCGTTATAAATACCCAGGAGGACTTGGACTCGACCCTCTGAAAAAATTCCGCGTCCTATTACACAATAGGAGCTTTTATGCCTAAATATTATTCCACCAAGACATTTGGCAACGACCGAGGATTCAGTTGCTGCTTCCGGCAGCCTGCTGCTACCCACAGTCATTGCAGCCTGTTGCACGGGTACAGCCTGGGATTCCGATTTGTCTTTGAATCTGATCAGCTGGATCATCGCAACTGGGTCTGGGACTTCGGTAATACCGATTGGATCAAACAATGGTTGCATGAACATTTTGATCACACGGTGGTGGTGGATGTGCAGGATCCACACTTTCAGGAACTGAAGGATCTTCAACTCAATACTGGTATTCTGCGAGTGATTCCGATGAATGGCGTGGGTTGCGAAAAATTTGCAGAACAAGTCTATAACCATGTAGCACCCAGAGTGACTTCAGAAAGTTGGGGCAGAGTGAAATTGACCAGTGTGGAGGTTTTTGAACATGGAGCCAACAGTGCAATATATCAAGACTGATCTGATTAAATGGGCCGGTACCGTGGCCACCGCAGTAGGGGTGGCCCTGACTGCTTTCGATGTGTCTCCCCTGAACAAGCTGGTGGGGCTATTGGGTAGCATTGGTTGGTTTTGGGCTGGGTACCGAATGCGTGAACCCAGTCTGTATCTGCTCAATGCCCTGTTTGTGGTGCTGTATCTGGTGGGATTTGTGATGTCAACAAAATAGCTTGATAATTTAGAGAAACTAAAGTATAATAGATTATGCACAAAATCAAAGTATCTGAAAAATTCTACAGTCTGCAAGGCGAAGGACGGTGCTTGGCTGGCCCGAGTGGTGTCGATCAAGATGCGAGATCTGGGAGTCACAGTAAACAAGATTGTTTGGTGGGAATCTCCTAAGAGTCGCAGCGAATACAGTGTGTGATCTCAAATGTATCAAATGGGCTGGCACCATCACAACCAGAATTTAAAGAATTTTTAGGAAAATCACTTAATGAAATAGGGTTTTACAGGATCAAAAAAGATGAAAACAATTAATTATACTGAGATTTTTAAATCAGTTCAAGGTGAAGGCAGATTTGTAGGTGTTCCTAGTATCTTTTTACGAACATTTGGCTGTAATTTTCGTTGTAAGGAATTCGGATGCTCAGAAAAAATCAAAGGATCGCATAATCCCGAAGTAGCCCAAATTATTAAAAATATAAACCAATATGAAACTATTGACGATTTACCATTGGTTAAATCTGGTTGTGACAGTTATGTTTCTGTTTACCCAGAATTCAAAAGATTTTCAAAAAAATCTACAATAAAGGAAATTCGAGAAAGTTTTGCCAAGTTACTTCCGCAAGGACATTGGACATATCCCAACGGCAACGATGTACACTTGGTGATCACTGGCGGCGAACCTTTGCTGGGCTGGCAGCGGGTCTATCCTGTTCTGTTGGAGCAGGAATCCAGGTATGGCTTGCGTAATGTAACATTTGAAACCAATGGCACACAAGCAGTAAACGCTGACTTAGCTGATTTTGCTGACCGCTATCGTGATGAAATTCAATTCACATTCAGCGTGAGTCCCAAGCTCAGTGCCAGTGGTGAGTCTTGGGCAGATGCCATCAAGCCCGAGGTGGTGAGCCGCTATGAATACTATGGATTTACCTATCTAAAGTTTGTGGTAGACTGTCCTGCTCACTTTGCTGAGGCAGATCGTGCAGTGGCTGAATATCGTGAACAGGGCTTTATGGGTCCGGTTTATGTGATGCCAGTGGGCGGTGTGGTCAGTGTGTATGATGGTAACCGCTTCAACATTGCTGAAGAAGCGTTGCGGCGTGGCTATTATTACAGTCCCAGACTTCACATTGACCTGTTCGGGAATCAGTGGGGTACCTAGTCATGTGGAAAAAACTAAAAGATTGGTTTATCCCTGCACCAGAACCGGTGCCAGATATCACCACAGACCCACCCCGGCCGGCGCGAAAACGGCGCCCCCGCCGGGCGCCCACAGAGGCGGCAACATTGAGTCCCAAGGAACAAGCCACAGCAGAAGGTCGACCCTGGGTCAATGTTCTGGGCCTGGAGTTTGATCCACAGAATCCCACTGTGGGAAGTTTTGAACTGGACTGGAACGAACTGTTTGTGAAACAGTTGTTGATGAGTGGATTTCAGGGTGATACTGAAGAACAAATTGTGGATCAGTGGTTCCAAAAGATCTGCCGTCATGTGGTTGCAGAAACCTGGGAGCAGGTACAGGCTGATCCAGCCAATCGAGTCTCCCGCAGGGACTTGGGTAACGGACGAATTGAAGTGGGTTGACAACCTGCTGAAAAAATAGTAGAATAATAGTATGAATTTTCTGATTGTGGACTTGGCTAACACTTTCTTCAGAGCCCGTCATTCTGCACATCGAGCTCAGAGTGCTGAAGAAAAAATTGGATTGGCAATTCATGTTACATTGAGCAGTGTGGCCAAATGCTGGCGTGAAAACCAATCTGAGCATGTGATTTTTGCATTGGAGGGCAGGTCTTGGCGCAAGGATTTCTATGCTCCTTACAAGCGGCATCGTATAGAAGCTCGGGCAGCCGCCACTCCAGCTGAAGCAGCTGAAAACCAGATGTTCTGGCAGGCACATGATGATCTGATCAGTTTCTTGCGTGAGCGCACTAATTGCACGGTGCTGCAACATCCCAGTCTGGAAGCAGATGATCTGATTGCTGGATGGGTGCAAAATCATCCGGATGACCAGCACGTTATTGTTAGCAGCGACACTGATTATATTCAGCTGTTGGCTGGCAATGTTCGCCAGTACAATGGGGTGCTGGATGAGTTGTACACACTAGAAGGGGTGTTTGATGGCAAGGGCAAACCCATCAAAGATCGTAAAACCGGTGAACCCAAGAAAACCCCAGATCCTGAATGGTTGCTGTTTGAGAAGTGCATGAGAGGCGACACCACTGACAACATCTTCAGTGCCTATCCGGGTGTGCGTACACGGGGTTCCCGGAACCGCGTGGGACTGACCGAAGCCTTTGCTGATCGCAAGACCCAGGGCTTCTGCTGGAACAATCTGATGTTGACAAGATGGACAGATCATCTGGGCGAAGAGCATCGGGTTCTGGATGACTACAACCGCAATCGTGTGCTGGTGGATCTGACCCAGCAGCCCGAACCAATTCGACAGCTGATCAACACCACTGTGCTAGGTGCCACCAGCCTGAATCGCCCCCAGGTGGGCTCACAGTTCCTGAAATTCTGCGGACGTTATGAACTCAATCGGCTCAGTGATCAGGCCACTCAATGGGGCCAGATACTGAGTGCTGGTCTATAATTGATATGAGCAAAACTATCAAAATTTTTGACAATACTGGTCTGCTGGAAATAGCAGATTATGAGCAAGGATCAACCTCTACCTCAACAGACAGCAACCTTTGTGATGTCAAATGGGACACACAAGGCAAAGTGTTTCGATATCGCTATGATAGTCTATGGTACAGTGTGCCTAACCAGATACTTTATCTGAACTGGAATCGCAGAGGTCGCGAAATCATAGAGTGGATTGAAAAGCAACAACAGCAGCAGGCTCTGTGGCGTACTCAGGCGGCAGAAAATCCTGCTGTGGCTGACGCACTCAGCAGCATGGCTGACTCACTGAGTCAGCTGATCACCATCGTGAGCCTGGCTGCAGGAACCGGAGATACTGAATAATTTTATGACTTTACTGGATCTTTTCAACGGCAATTGGACACTGGGTCAATTGCTTTCAGAAGCCATGCCTATGTTGAGCGCGGCTTTCGGCGCTGGCCTGGCTGGCTACATCAAAGGTCTCAATCAGGGTCTGGTCAAGGCCCTGGAAATTCTGGATCAGGTGGGCCAGACTGCTATCAAAATCAAGGAGGAAACCAATGACCAAGCTAACAGCTAAAAATGTCACAGACGACTTCTGGATTGTACAGAGCAATGGACGCAAGGTAGGCAACATTCGTTTTCGCGACAGTGGTGTGGAGTTCCAGAATGGCAGTCGCGTGGAGCGGTTCAGAGACCTGAACGCAGTGAATGTCCTTTATGACATTGTATGGCAGCGTATCGTCAGCAATCCGCCTCAAAATGAGTCAGATGTGTTTGGGTACCCCACCAAAACCCTGCCCCACAATCCTGAATTTGACGTGCATCGTCGGCTGCCTTTGTTTACTTCCGAAACCGACAGCAAGAGCAAACAGTGTGCTGGGTATTATCTGGTGAATCTGCACAAAAAAGGCTGGACAGAAATGTTCTGTCCCAAGCTGATCACACTGGACCGATACAGCTATTATGGCCCCTACATGGACCCAGAGCACATGCAAGCTCGGCATCAGGCCTTACAGAATGACCCCCTATATCAAACTGCTCAATGATCGGGTCAAGTTGCTGAATTTGAACCGATCCACCAACCTGACTCTGACTGCCACTGAGGCCAGGATGTTGCACGCCGAAGTGTTTGCTCTGCTGGAAAAAATATCTGGTCTGCAAAATCAGTTATTGACCTCCAGACCAGCAGAGCAGGATGGGGGAGTCAGCGGCGGGACTTGGTGATATCTCTATAAATAGACTTGTAAGAACCTTCAATCATGAGTCGCCCAAAACCTCAAATTCTAGTAGAAAAAACATCCGGCCTGTATAAAAGCCAGCAAGTGCTGGCCAGCCAGGGAATCTGGGCAGTTTTCTATCAGGGTCAGCCCATCAATCTGCGTAGCCTGAACACACTGATCAGTTACCCTGGGCCCAAGTATCGCAAGACTGCATTTGCCAATCCAGGGCATGCTGTGAATCTGGCTCGCAAACTGAATGCTCAGTTTGCCACCCAGGATTTCACTGTGGTATTGCTGAATCAGGGTCAACAGGTATTTCCATGACTCGGGACGAATTCAGCCAGGCCATGTTTGACCATTACCGTCATCATAATCGATTGTGTGATCGGGTTACTGAACACAATTGTAAACGCAACTGGTGGCATGATCAACTAAACAAAAACAGCACTGGCTGGCGCTTGAGTTTATCGGGTATTCGACAATTGTTGTGTAATCCGGTTTATGTGACCGGCACCAAATATTCCATAACTGAACAACAGATCACACTGACTCCTCGTTTGACTTTGCAGATGAGCCAGCTGCCATTTCCCTGGTTTCCGGTCTATATCTATGATGTTCAAAGACGTCAAAATCTGGACAGCATCTGGCTATTTGATGACCATGCTCGCAGCTGGATGACTCTGTGCAACAATGATTTTCAACAATTTCTGAGCAGCTGGGCTAGATAATTTCATGCGTCCTTATCGCATCAGATTGCCACATACACAAATCCTATTGAAACACAATGCCGCGGGTCCTGGGCCAGCAGTGGTGCTGAGCGATGCTGTGATACATTGGTTGGATCAACACGCACAATACTCCTGGGCATATCGTTTTTTAGAATACCTGGATTTTTGTTTTGACTCCAAAAATATAGCACTAATTGATTTTGAAAATCAGGAAGATTATCTGATATTTTGCCTGCACTGGATAGGCGCCACCCAGCACCAGAATGATTTTTTTGATTGACTAGTGCTTTTCCAGCATGCTATACTGTGGGTGGTATGGACATGGAACAGCATCTGCGAAGCCGTTGGTTTGATCCTGGTCGCTACAGCGGTGTGTGGATCGAACCTGACGTCAGTGTCACTGTGGCCATGTGGAACTTTTCGGGTCAAATGGTTGGTTACCAAAAGTATGAACCAGGTGCGCCCAGATTGCACACCAATCAAGCAGGTACCCGCTATCACACTTGGTTCGGTGAGGGCAAAATTGGTGTGTGGGGTTTGGAAACTGTGAACTGGAGAGGCGGAGATTTGTTCCTCACGGAAGGCATTTTCAATGCTTGTCGGCTTCATTGGCATGGTTTGCAAGCTGTGGCTGTGATCGCCAATGATCCCAAACATCTACGCAACTGGTTCAGTGTGTTGCCACATCAGCGCATCGCAGCTCTGGATGGTGATTCAGCTGGTATCAAGCTGGCCAAATATGCACATCAGTCCATACTGATGCCCTCAGGTGAAGATGTGGGCAGTTTGAGTGAAATGAAATTCAAGGAGTTGTTTGCTCAATGGTTGTGAAAATACAAGGTGCGGCAGCCAGAAATCGCGCGATAGACTGGTGTATAGAAAATCTGAGTTCAATTGACAGTTGGAACACTCGGCTGGACAGTGCTCTGCATACTTATTCAAGTCATTGGACTTACGATTTTATGTTTGACTCCGAAGCAGACGCAGTTTGGTTCGCACTGGTTCACGGTGATTCAATCCTATGACAAAACCAAAAACATTTACAGTTCTGGTGCCCAGTGGCGACGTCGAGTGCATCGATTGGTGCTGGAGCCAGTTTGGTGCTCCTCAGTTTTTAAGAGAAGGTTCACCTGCACGGTGGACTTACGGTTATCATCATTCAGAAAAAACCGCCGTACAACTGATATTCTTTGCTGAAGCTGATTATCAGTTGTTCAAAGATACCGGCATGGAAACGTGGAGTTGGCTGAAAGATCAATGAGGGTGCAACATGAGTAGATCAATGAAATACAGAGTCCTAATCAGGTACAACAACATTCTGGAGTTTGAAGTGTTTGAGTGGTGTTGCGCACAGTTTGATTTTCCTGCCATCAGCAAAAACAGATGGGAATGGGAGGCTTACACCTGGAGTAGCTACCTGTTTGGTTTCTCTGACGCCAAAGACTTTGCTTGGTTTATGTTGAAGTTTGGAGGCGAAAGATGTTCCATATAAACTCATATAAACTAAAAGTACGTCAAGATGAATCTATCATTTTGTTGATGTTTTGCGTTGATCATTTTGGGTTTTCAAACAGCAGATGGAAATTGTCATGGTCTGAAGAAGACGGAGAAAGTTGGGCAACGTTGACCTTCAGAGAAGAACAAGATCTCACTTGGTTACTGCTCAATCAGAAATAACATCATGAAATCATATCGAACCCTAATAGGCGATCAGCTAACGGATTTCAATTTCAGTGTAGGGATTAAAGACGCCTATCGATTTAAAAAAGCACACGTTTGGTGTCTTGAACATTACGGCAAGGAAGGCATCCGATGGAATTGGGATATCAGTGAGGACTTTGAATACGATGTCTGGTTCTTTAAGACTGAGCAAGACCTAAGTTGGTTTATGTTGAAGTTTGGAGGGGAACTATGAGTGACACAGAAGTCTATCATAACGAATACGGCAATTGGCCAGATAAAATCAAAGTCTTTGGCATGCCATTATTCGAAAAATACTTTTTATGGTGCGCGGAAAATTTGGGAGATCTAGGCGGTAGATGGTATTGGAGGTCTCCTTTTCATTCATCTGTATCTGTGTACATTATGTTCTTCAAAAATGAAGCTGATTACATGTGGTTTGTGCTAAACTGTAAAGACACAGATGCGTAGAACACGTTTCACAGTCCGAGTACCATTATCCAATGATCGAGTGTTTGAGAAGCGGTCGTGGTGGAGGAATTGTCCACTATCGCCCGAGCTAAAAACTTGGCTAGCTGAATACGGTTCCAAACCAAAATATCAAAGATATGGTGCCGATATAGTATTTGCTTTTAAGACTGAGCAGGAAGCCCTGATGTTTTCGCTGAGGTGGCTATGAGATCAACACCAGTTGACCAAAGGCACAGACACACTGTTAGGATTCCCGTAACCAACAATCAGGCTGTTTATACCATATATAATGGCGCTTCTACCCGATATCAGTTGTCATCGGAAATGTATGACTGGCTTGTTGAATACCGCTGCGATCCAGGAATTCAGTATTGTAGATCATATATTGTGTTTGATTTTAGAACCGAGCAGCAGGCCATGCTATTCTCGTTAAGGTGGCTATGAAGAACAAGCGATATCTGCGTTACCTGAATCGATATCAACGTGACGTTTACCAGTACCACTGCTGGCCCACCACTTACGAAAGCTACGAAGAAGTGTTTGACTGGTGCGAACAAATGTTTGGATCCAGGCACAAGCGTTGGCAAGCTAAATATTTCCCCTTTGCATACAAAACCTTGTACATGTTCCGCAACCACAGTGACGCTGTATTGTTCAATTTGAGGTGGAACTCCTGACATGAATACAGAGGTCTCCCAGACACTGATTGCCAATACCATGCACTATCCTGTTGAAATTTTTGATGGAGAACTAGTATTTGCAGTGGATTCCCTGATGCCAGAAACTGTCAAGTCAATGTGTGAAAATTCAGATTTACGAGAAATTGTGAAATATGCCGATGGCAGTATGCTGCTGTATGGCAGCCCAGCTCAGTTTGAAAAATTCTGGACTGTGTGGACCCTGATGACCCAATAAACCATGAGACCCAATCCCTGCAAAGTCAGAATTTCTTGGCCCAGCCGCTGGCTAACCAATCCCAGGTTCAGCCGCAGGCTCACGCTTTCGGGAGAATTTCAGAAGTTTATTTCTGAACACAACCTTGGAGCCTACCGAGTGCAGACTCACGGCGATTTTGTCACAGTGATTTTTGAAAACCCCCAATCAGCAGTTTGGTTTAACCTGATCAACGGTGGCTAGAGACTGAATTTCATATGGATTGAAATAGAGTTGAAATGGTTGTTCGTATAATTGATGACCATCCAGATTATATACCTAGCTATGTGTTGGAAGTTCCTCAACAGCTTCTGCCACAAGTCGACGAAATTCGCGAGTGGTTGCGCCGCCAGTCCGAACATACTACATTTTATCCTCCCTGGCCAGATTCTGCTGCTCCGGGTTTGCTGTATTTTCAAAATGAATCCTTTGCCACAGCGTTCATTCTGAAATGGGGTTAGTTATTACTGACTAAACAATTAGAATAATGCCATCTCCGCAGTGTGCCGACACTACAAATTTTCCCACATTGTGGGCACTCAACGGTTGGCCGTTTGCGTCCTTTTAGCGTTTCAGCACGTTTCATATTTGATTCTTTGCTATGTGGTTTTCTAGTTTTTGCTGCTACTCTTAGCGCGGCTTTATGCTCTTCGCTTTTAGGCCCTTTGAGTGCATTTTTGTGGCTTTCGCTAAATTGTTTACCTGTAAGAGATTTACTTATTTTTTCAAGCCATTCTTTAGACTTCACTTTGCCTTTTAAAGATTTGCTTCTTTTTTCTCTTGTTTCTTTGGAGCAAACACTTCCTTTATTAACCGTTCCGATTTGAATTGCTTGTTCTTCTTTTATTATCTGATACCATCGACTATTCATATACATCACCTTTTTGGAGGCCAGTAGCCTCCAAAAAGCAAAAATCATTTTATCTTTTCCAACAGTACACATTTTGGTCAAAAGAAGATGACATATAAAATGTTCGCGAGCAGTCAAAAATACTAAATTATCAGCAGAAGCTGGGTCGCCAGGTAACCAACCTTTGGCGCCTTTTCTTTTTCTGGCTATATAAAAACATTCAGGAATGACATGATGTCTTTCCACATAACCTAGCAAATTTGTAGCTTGCTTTTTAGTTGATGCTCTGTGTTGAGCTCTTTGCACAATGGCGTAATACCAACGAGTATATTTGTTGTCAATAAATATCATTGCTGTAACTCCGTATCAGTTATAGAGTGGTTGGGGAGTTCCAGTCCCGCGAACCACATTTTTATTTATACTGGTTGACAAAGAATTTTGTCTATTATACAATAAAAATATGAATTGCTACATAACTGTCGGACTTCCGGGATCAGGAAAAACCACTTGGGCACTTGATTATATTTCTAAAAATCCAAATACAGCACGAGTTAATAGCGACACACTTCGCTATGAATATATGGATCGAGAAAAAATATCAAAATGGTCGCAAGCTGTAGAAGAAGTAGTCAGAGCACAAAGAAGTTTAGCTATTCGAACCGCAGCGTTCAATAAAAAAGATTTGGTAATTGACGATACCCACATGAATCCCAAGACTCGCAGGCAGACCATGGAGTTTTGCCAAAGCCTGGGCTACGCCGTGGAACTGGTGGACTTTCAGCATGTGAGCGTTGACGAGTGTGTGCAGCGTGATGCTCAGCGTGAAGGGCGTGCTCAAGTGGGCGAAAAGGTGATTCGCGACATGTACCGCAAGTTTACCCCTCGTCCTGCTGAAGGCAACCTGCCGGATTGGCAGCCCAACGACCGTCTGACCAAGGCCGTCATTGTGGATCTGGATGGCACCATGGCGCAGATGACTGCTCGTGGACCGTTTGATGAGCATCTGGTGCATACTGATCGGGTGCGACTGTTTGTGCGCACCACTGTCTGGGCCTTGTACGATGCTGGGTTTAAGGTGATTTTCATGAGCGGCCGCAGTGAACGATGCCGTGATCTTTCCGAGCAGTGGATTGAACAGCAGTGCGGTTTTCAGGAATACATGCTGTTCATGCGTGGTGCAGACGATCGTCGCCGCGACAGCGATGTCAAGCGTGATCTGTATCAGCAGCATGTGGAAGGCCGCTACAGTGTGATGTCGGTGTTCGATGATCGTGCGGCCGTTATACGAGAATGTTGGAAGCCTCTGGGCTTGCCGGTATTCCGCTGCGGGCTGATTGACGCTGACGAATTCTAAATCAGCACACGGTTGACTAGGATTCAACCGTTTGCTACACTAAATCAAGTACGGAAAAACTCTAAGGATTCACATGCCACTGGATTACGAAAATCTCACATCTGATAGGAAGTATGAGCTGATTACCAATGGACATTATTTTTTAAAGGCCGTGTGTAACGCGGGCGGCGCTGAATTGGCCAATGAAGTGTGGACTCAGCTGGCTGACGTTGTGAGTCCAGTGTACCGCCAAGAGATGCTGATGCATCTGCTGACCGGGAGGATAGATCCTGTAGTGATTACTGGCGTGGGAGCCAACAAGATCAACGCTATCAAGATCATTCGCACCTACACCAATCTGGGTCTCAAAGAATCCAAGGACATTGTAGACGCTGCTGATTATGGCAAAAATGGCAAGGTCCAGATGTACGATCCACGCAAGCGCGAGCTGATGATTGCAGAACTCAGAGCCAATGGTTGCACGGTGCTGTGATTGACTGAGCTGGAAAAACTCACAGAAATTCTGACCTGGGTACGCTCCTGTGGTGTCCGGGTCAGAATTCGTCAGGACCCCAGGCGTAAAGCCAAAGTCAATGGCTGTTACGAGCACAACACCATTGTGGTGTACACTCAGGATCGCCAGCAAGAAGCCAGCGAAATAGCCACAGCCTTGCTGCACGAATATGGGCATCACGTAGCCACCCAGTGCGTGGGGCTGTGGAACCATACCGAGCAGGATGCTTGGGTACTGGCTGAACAGATGACTCCGTCAGATCTGCTGCCGCAGGGGTTCCACCAAACCAAAAAAATCTGCTTGGAGTCCTATGCTGCTAGAGGCCTACTATAAGCCCTGACAGCTAAGTTGTTGATTTTCAACAGGTTAGAATTTTCTCAGACCAGATTGACCCAGGTCAGACCATTTGCTATACTATAAGAGTAATGGAGAACACCACCAAGCGCCGGACCAAACGCAAAGATCGCACCCATGTTGTTTATCAGCTGGAAGTGCGTGGTATGCTTTACATTGGCATCACAGTCAAGAGCCGTAGTACGCCGCTCCGGAGTGTGTGGGATCGCTGGCAGAAGCACCAGAGCCGGGCTCGTCAGGAAGACAAGAGCTGGCCGCTGTACAAGGCTATCCGCAAGTATGGCGCTGAAGCTTTCAGCTATAGCGTGGTGGAAGTGGTGCGCGGCTAGACGCTGGCTCATCGGCGCGAACGCGAAATCATTCGGGAAGTCAAGCCCAAGCTGAACTTGGCCTAGGAGACGGTATGAAAGTGATGGCTCACAAGTGCCCAGTGACGGGCAGATTGTTTGATGATAAGCAGAAGTACAGCAAACACCTGATCAAAATTCGCAATACTCGGCAGTTGAATCGTTACCTCAGTCAGGGCGTTCAGCAGGGCAATGCAGCGTTTGAATGGGCTGCCCAGAATGTGTCCAGCTCTGCTCAGTTTGAAGAATGGTTCCGCGAAAACTGGCAGAGCCTGGCGCTGCGAGGCGTGGGCCAATATCCCTGGAGCTACCGGAGATTCCGTAGCATTTCACAAATTGTGATACCTGAAGTAAAGAGTGTCAAGCTAGAGGTCAAATTTGACCTTCAGGCCAGCAATAGCCACAGTTGCCCGCGGGGCGGTGTAACCAATTGGAGCATAGAAGCTCACAAACCCAAGGGTTATCCGGCTTGGGTGGGCCGCTTGAGCTGGATTTGTGACGCACCAGAGCTCAGAAATCGTGGTGTGTATCTGGACAGTGACACGTTCAGAGACACCATAGTCAACATTGGCAGCGGCGGCGGAGACCATATCAGACATGAATACAGTGTAACGCTGTGGGCCGGCGATTGGCCCGCTTGGGAGCGTAAGCGTACCTGGGATATTTTGGCCTCAAGCTAAGTTGTTGATTCTGCTGGAAATAAAAATTTGACACCGTTTGGTCAGAATTGCTATACTAAAAGAGTAAAGGACAACACGATGAACAACTCCAACGAACTTTGCGATTTTTTGACCCAGCCCCAGGTGGAAGAGCAGTACGACGCCGAATACGACGCCTGGCTCCAGGAACTGAGCGCTGAACTGGACCGGATCGAAGCTGAGTTTGAGCTGGCTGATGCCGCTCCGGGCATGCTGGAAGCGTACCCGGAATTGTGGGCTCGGATCAGCGACGTAGTGGGTTGCGACACCGAGGAAGAAACTTTGTCCTAGTGGTTGACGCTGTGGCTCTGTGAAATTCAGAGGGTTGACACCCCAAGGCTGCCTCAGGCAGCCTTTTCTGCATGAGCAAATACTGGTTAGCCAACACCTGCATATACTATATACATATATGGATTACAAACAACTACGTCAGATAATGTGCTCTGCCAGCGCAATGGAACAGATTCACCAGCAAACCCTATTTCTGAATGATCACTATGATACAGTCACCATAAGACAACGGTTGTGGCATGTGGAAAATCAGCAACATGAACTGATTCGCTGTTGCACTTGTGGCATCAAACCAGTGGGTTGGAATATCAAAAATCTCAGGTATTCCAGATTTTGTAGTTCAAAATGTAGTCAAAAAAACAAGTCAGTTCGTGAAAAAACTCAACAAACCTGTTTGGCTCGATATGGTGCTACCAGCAACCTAATGACCCAGGAGAATCAGAAAAAACAGCAGGAAACCAATTTGAAAAAATATGGCGTTGCCAATCCAGCTCAATCTGCTCAGGTGATCGCCAAAATCAAACAAACCCATATGAAAAATTGGGGGACAGATAATGCCAGCAAGCACCCAGAAATCAAACAAAAAATCACCCTTACCAATCAGGAACGATACCACCGAGATCGCCACAGTCAACTGCACATTCCACAGAACATTATTGATTTGAAAAACAACCGGGAACTGATGTTGAACTGGTTTCAGGATCAGCAGATGCCACTCACAGAGATTGCAGAGAGGCTGGGAGTGAATCACAGTCAGCTGTGTGTGCATTTCAAAAATAACCTCAACATTGATATCAGCAGACACACGGTGAGTGTAGTGGAGCGACAGGTCAGAGACTTTGTGGGGTCCCTGGTGCTGTGTGAGTTCAACAACAGAACTCTGATTGCTCCCAGAGAACTGGACATTCTGATTCCTGAACATCGCATTGCCCTGGAAGTGGACGGGCTAGCTTGGCATACCGAGTTGCGGGGCAAGCATCCCAAATATCATTGGCAAAAATCACAGCAGTGTCAGCATCAGGGTTGGAGACTGATAAACATACTGGACATCGAATGGCAGCAAAAACCAGAATTGACCAAATCCAGAATCAAAAGTGCTCTGGGGTTGAACCGCAGAGTTGGCGCTCGAAGCTGCAAAATTGTGGAATTATCGCATGTCGAAGCCAATGATTTTTTGAATGAAAACCATACACAAGGCGGGTGTGCCAGCAGTGTGCGGTTGGGGTTGATCCAGAATGATCAGTTGATGTCAGTGATGACTTTGGGCCGTAGCCGATTTGACAAAAAATCTCAATGGGAATTGATACGCTATGCCAGTGCCATTGGCATCAATGTGCAGGGTGGAGCCAGCAAATTGTGGAAATATTTTCTGAATTCACATCAGCCTCAGAATGTGATCACCTATTGTGATGTTCGGCTCAACACTGGCGGCCTGTATCAGCAACTGGGGTTTCTGTGGCAACGAGAGAATGGGCCTAACTATTGGTATACATTCCGGTATAAAACATTCGAAAACCGTATTCGGTATCAGAAGCACAAGCTGGCCGGCTTGTTGGATCATTTTGACCCTAACCAAACCGAATGGGCCAATATGAAAGCACATGGCTGGGATCGATACTGGGACTGTGGCAGTAGTGTTTGGGTATGGTCTGCAAGTTGTTGAAAACAAACAAAATATATTTTTCAAAAAAAGATTGCATGTGGCCCGCAGGTTTGCTAGACTAAAAGAGTAGTAGAAAACACAACACACAACAGGAGAATTTATGAGCAAGACCATTGAATCGCGTACTGTGACCATCGCCGAGCCCCGCAGCCGGGTGATGCGTTGTTTGAATGCACGCCGCCCGGTGTTCTTATGGGGCCCTCCCGGAGTTGGCAAGAGCG